AATGACGGGCATGTCAACTACCAGACAAAAAAATTTACAATAACCACACATAAAGCACAGTGCCCATTTGCCAACAGACACTGTGCTTTCTTTGACTTTAAGACGAGAATCGACTTACATACCTTCGGCAAAGTTAGCAAACTTCCACCGAATCTCTAACTGGTTGTTAGGAAAAACAAGAACCTTCTCAATCAAGGCATCAACTATATCTCTATCCGATGCCGTATCACACAAAGCGCTTTGAGCCAAAGCCTCAACTTTCTTCCCAGCAACAATATCTGACTCAGCTTGCCGAAAAACCGCAAGCTGATTGGTTAACTTATCAATTTGCAAAGTGTAGTCAGTTTTACGCGATTGAAACACATCATTGCTAATCTTGCCGCCGACAAATTCTTCGTAGCACCGTTGCCGCTCTTGGGATAGTAGTTTGACATGATTCTCATGCTCAGCTACCAACCGCGCACTGTCGCTTGCCTTGCGAAAACCAGAAAAATTATCAGATCCCAGCACAACCTCAGCTTGCTTTTTGATAGTTGCCATAACAGCCCCCTCAATTGCATCCGCGAAGCTTTTCATTTTATGGCAAGGAGCTGCGGGGTCCGCATGAGTTTTCATACAACGATACGTTTCTGGATTGGTAGTTTCACAATAAACCAGAGCATAGCCACAACAGCCGCAGGCCGCTTTACCAGATAAGAGGTAATCTCTACGGCTCATATTTTTCCTGCTGTTTGCGCGGATTACCTGTACCTGCTCAAAAACATCTTTACTAATAATCGCTGGATGTCTATTAGGAATCCTAACCCATTCGCTCCTTGGAGCATAATATCTCTTGGTGCGACACTTTTTATCACCATGCTTTTTGACAGAAGCTTCTCCACCGCAGCAAGTACAATCGTTAGCGACTTGATAACATTTCCCTGCAACATAAATGCCCATATACTGCTCGTTTTGTAAAATGTTTCTGATTACTTGTGCACTCCAGCGATTGGTTGGTTGAATCCTGTGCCCTCTACTAAGTCTAAATTGTTCAGATGGGGTTGGATAGCCCAATTCATACAGCCTTTCGCTGATTACTTTGGCTGACATGCCCTTCATAGTCATATCGTAAATGTCCTTTACAATAGACGCGGCGGTATCTAATACGACCCAATCCCCATTCTCGTCTTTAGCATAGCCATAGGGCACGGCAGAGGATTTACGCTCTCCTTTTGCATTTCGGGTTTTCCATAGGTCGCTCATGCTACTTGCCATAGGCTTTGGCAACAACTCTTTAGGCCGTGCCAGCAAATCCTGTACTTTGGCAAAATCCTCTTTGCTAATAATGGCGGCATGACTATCGGGTATGACAATCCAGTCTTTCCTATCAACGTTCTTAATGCCCTTGCCACCGATACGAGTGGTTTCATGCTTTCCTGCAACATAGCTACCGATATACTGCTCGTTGACAAGAATCTTGTGAATGGTGATTGTTGGCCACAGAAAAGTAAGCGAAACTCCTTTGCCACCCTTAATTGCCTTGTACTCCTTGGGCGTAGGAATACGCATCTGGAACAGCCTGTCGCGTATTTTCGCAGTCGACAAACCTTCTAGTGCCAACTGAAATATTAGCTTTATAACATCGGCGGCTTCACCATCCGGCTCCCACTTGCCGTTATCATTTTTTCGGTAGCCATGGATAGCCCCACCAACTATGTTTTCACCTCTCTCCATTTTTGTTCTAAGTGCAGTCTTTACCTTTTTCGAGAGGTCTTTGCTGGTGTACTCATCCCGCATAAACTTGAAGGCAACTGCCATCCCTCCAGTACCATCTTGGTGGTCATCGGAGTCAAAGTCGTCACCTATGGCTATAAACCGCACCTGGAATAAAGGAAAAACCTGCTCGATATAATAGCCGCTCTCCAGTTCGTTACGCGCGAATCGTGAAAAATCCTTCACTATAATGCAATTCACCTGGCCGCACCGCATAAGTTCAATCATTTCCTGAAACCCAGGGCGCTCCAGATTAGTACCTGTGTAGCCATTGTCAACAAACTCTAAAACTTTTACGTTGGGCATATCCATTTTCTCAATATACTCATCAAGCAAAAGCCGCTGGTGGGATATGCTCATGCTTTCAGAAATAGCATCGTCTTGGGAAAGGCGTATATATTTGGCTATTACATAGTCGTTCATGATATAGCACCGCCTTTCGTGGCGGAATTATGGCTATAAACCATATCATCCAAGAATCGAAACTTTACCTCTAGCCGCCCATCTTGGTAGACACGGATTTTCTCCACTAGCTTGTCAATAATATCAGCCGTAAGGTCTGAAATATGTTCAACAGTCTGGATGCTTTCATGTGCCTGGGTCAATGCATTTTCTTGTTTAGTGTGCATATGAATACGTTCATACAAATGTGCTATCTGCTCAGCAGTTGCAGTAATCTTTGCTTCATAATCGCTTTTCATGTCCTTATATTCACTATCAGAAATATCACCCTGCACAAGACTTTCAAACAAGCCCTTCAAGAATCGGCTGCTTCGTTCATGCTCAGATGAAGCAGAAGCTAGTTCGCTTTTTAGAGCACCTATAGCGTCAGCAGCAATACCTATCGCAGGTGCTACATTTGAGTGCGCCCTGATGATTGGTTCTGGTTGCAGTGCCTTCGCTAACAATGATTCATGTTGGTGTATCATCTCAAGCATGGTTACCCGCAGGGCCAACTCTTTAGACTTAAAGCCACCACATGCGTCTTTCGTATACATTCTACTCACGTTACAAACATACTGGTATGACTTTTCACCACCACGTTTTCTGGTTATTGCATGACCGCATTGGGCGCAAAATAGTTTTTTGGCAAAGATGTTCTCGGCGTTAGGGGTTTTGTATTTCGGTTCTTTAGCCAACTTCGCTCGGGGCCAAACGCTCTGCACTGTGTCATATAACTCATGGCTAACAATAGCAACATGAGCATTTTCAGTTACAGTCCAATCAGCTTCCGGCGACTTAACGGAAGTACCGTTCACCATTTGGCTTCGGCCTTGAGTCATAACCCCGCAGTACATACGATTGCTTAATACATCGCGCACTGCCCTCAAACTCCACCACTCAGTACGCGCACCAGTTTCTTTTTCTGATGCAAGCCCAATAGAGTGGAAATAGCGGCGCGGTGGCATAATCCTATTATCATTGAGCCATGCAAGTATGGATTTATGACGTTGTCCTGTTGCCGCCATTTCAAACATATGCCGAACAATTGCGGATGCATATTCATCCACAACAAGCTGGTGGCAATCGTCTCTACTTTTGAAATACCCATAAGGGGCTGAACTTCCAACGAACTTGCCTTTGCGTATATTCATACGAATTGTTGCCTTCATTTTTCGGCTTACATCCAGCGCATATGCTTCGTTTATCATGTTTAGCAAGCTAATCATAATGCCTCCACTTTGACCGTCAGTAGAATCATAGTTATCCGAAATGGCGATATATCGCACACCAACAGAAGGGAAGTATTTTTCGATATAGTACCCAGAATCTATGGCATTTCTGCCAAGCCTGGATAAGTCTTTTGTGATACAACAATTTATCTTTCCGCTGGCCATGTCAGCAAGCATACGCTTAAATTCGGGTCGGTCAAAAGATTGGCCACTGTGTCCATTGTCGATATAAACATCCCGCAATTCTATATCGCTATGTTTGCCAATAAAGGCGTTAATAATGGTCTGTTGCGTCTCAATGGAATCACCTTTGTTGCGCCTGTCAACAGACGACAATCGGACATATGCTCCTGCATAGTACACAGGCTCTGATTCCTGGATAGGTGAAGCAGGCGTATGGTTTGCCTGTGAAACTAAGTGCTTTCTACTTTTGCGAGGCATTATGCCACCTCCTTCCCATTGTCATCCTGTGCATTGCCTGTTAGCTTTGCAAGGGCAAGAGCTTCACATTGATTGGAGGGGGCATAGGTGTCGTCAGCGGCACTGAACAATTCTATGGCATTATCATATTCAAGCTGATAGTTGAAGTTAATTTCAATTTCCACTTTGCTAAGAACACGGATGCTATGAATTAAATGTATCACAGTCCTACGGCATAGCGCTTTAAGGTTTTCAAACTTTGTAAAATGGCCTGTCCAGGCCATGCGCTCATGCTTGCATGACAATACAGCCTCGATTTCATCATGCAACCTAGAATTGGCCTTGATGAGATTATCAGCATCAATGGTGTAATTGTTTTTGAGGGCCTTATGCTCGTCTCTACTTAGATTGCCGTTCATCATGTTTTCGTACAATCCAGCCTTGTATCCACGAATTTCACTAAGTCTACGCTCGTTTTCTGCAACCTGTACAATAAGTCTATCTGCAAGTTCGCGGGCTATTCGCGTTGCATCAAGCCCCGCAAGCAATGTTTCCAGTGACGCGATATTTCCAATATGCGCCCTAACATTGCCAAGAACACTGTCCACCAGAATTTGCTCTTTTAGCATAACAGGATGACTACATCCATTTTTCTTGCCAGTGGGACAATGATAGTAATTGTACTGTTCGCCCTTATACTTATTCGTCTTTCGTGTCATGCGATTGCCGCATGAGCCGCATACAAGTATGCCGGAAAACAGATACACCTTATCGCCCTTTGGAGCAGTACGGGTATCAAGCCGCATTATTTTTTGAACAAGGTCAAAGTTGTGACGCGGGATAATGGCTTCATGGGTATTTTCTACCCGATGCCATTCATGGGCTGGCTTTTGGAAAACCTCTTTTATTTTATAGTTGGGTGTGCCCGTTTTGCCTTGTACCAATGTTCCTGTGTAGGTTTCGTCACCTAAGATACGGATAATGGTGGTAGCCGACCACTTCGCGCCATCTTTATCGGCATAGCCTTTTTTCGGGTATGGCAACCCCCTGTCTTTTCTGTACTCCATGGGGGAGAGTATGCCGCGTCCGTTAAGCACATCAGCTATTCGTGATGCACTATATCCGTCTATCTTCATGCGGAAGATATCTCTGATGTTTTCGGCGGCATACTCGTCAATGGCAAGTTTGTTATTGTCTTCGTCGTCTTTTTTGTAGCCGTAAACTGTAATTGCACCCGTAAACTGTCCATTAGCACGTTTAGCTTTTAGTGCTGCACGGGTTTTAACAGAAGCGTCGCGGCAATTTTCCTCATTAAAAATGGACTTGACGGATACAAACAGGCCGTCGGTATCGTCGTTCAGCGTGTCTATATTGTCGATAATCGCAATATATCTCACGCCAAAGGCAGGGAAAACACGGCGTAAGTAACGCCCTGTTTCTATTCTGTCACGGCCTAGCCTTGATAAATCCTTTGTGATTATGCAATCCGCCTTGCCGTCGTGGATTTGCTCCATCATTTTGTTGAAATCAGGACGGTCAAAGACAATGCCCGATACACCATCGTCAACAAACTCGCCCACGGCTTCTATCTCTGGATGATTTTTTAACCATTCGTCAATGAGCTTGCGCTGGTTTGCTACGCTGTCGCTTTCGCCTTGCTTTTTATCGTCCGCGCTTGAAAGGCGTATATACTTGAACGCCTTGTACTTAATTTCCTGCATGAGTCATGCCTCCTTTAGTTTTCCGAAAATCTCCCGAAAACCAAGGGGCGGGTTTTATAATATCCTTTTCCAATTATTATTGTAAAAGGCCTATCGGGAAAGTCCAGTTTGCCGTTTAATGATTGAAGTCGAATTTTTATGTCATCATTCCCCGCAAGCAATCCTCTAGGGTTGCTCCGCTGTTTGAATACACCGCTTTTATAGTGAGTGCGCCACTTTTATAATTGTGCATATCTTTTATCTGCCGTTTGAACTCTACACAACGTTCTTTTTGTGGTAGGTTTTTGTCTACGCTGACCGTGGCGATTTCTACTAAGGTGCCTGCGTTTATGTTCTCATACATAGGATTTCCTCCGATAGAATCTTCATTGGATATAAATATCGCCAGCCTATTCCCAAGTTGGGAATAAGCTGGCGACATGTTACTATTCAAAGTATTCATGTGACTTTTTAACTCGTATAAAGCCTTCAACGATACTCATATCGTCAGTGACATAGCA